ATCTGGTGGAATTGTCTTCGCCCTCTACATTCTCTATTATATTTCTTATTTGCTTATAATGCTATCTTGAAACATAAAGAGGTTGCGTGGAAATTCTTAGCACTAGATGTCATTATCGGCCTTTTTGCCTTCCTTGGTCATCATTTTTATTATTAAAATATCTTTATATAACTCCAGGTTGTAGGTAATTATATTAGAAACTTTCTTCCTCTTCTTCCTCATCATTTTTTTTATAATAATGTAACCAAAAAGTTACATCAGTCGGTTCTGATTCTAAACTTTTATATACCGGATATATCATATATTTTTGTCCACTTCCTTCTGCATTACTTATTCCAAATCCTCCTCCATTTTTTTTAAATTTTTCATTATAATCATTTTCTATTAACTTTTTATCATAAAATGCATATCCAGAAGCAAACCTTTTTGAAGAAAGATATCTATGTGTTTCATTTTTATTAAAACTATCTAGTGTTATATCGTGTATACCTTGAAATAAATCACTATTTGAATTTCTTAAAAATGGAGCTATTCCTTCAACATTAGTAAATGATTCAAAATGAATATCCTTTTTATGAGTAATCGCTTCTTGATTAGCAAAATTTCCATAGCAAGTATTTTTTATTTCTTTTATTTTGTTTCTATCACTTTTTATTCTTATACTATTATAATCTTTTCCATTATAAATAAATTTTTTAGAAAACTCTATATATTCTTTTACTGCTTTTAAATCACAAATAAATAATGGTTTTTCATTATTTATGTAATCTGGTTCGTCCCCATGACCCCAAAACCTAGGTATTAAACCATTACAAGTTGAAGTAGTATTTTGTTTCTTGGATGGTTTTTCTGCTATTATACCTGTATATTTTGTTAATTTTAATCTTTTACTAGCACTATATTTATCTTTGATTAAAATTATAGTATGTTTTACAGGTTTTTCATATGTCTTTACAAGTGTTTTCCCATTATCTATGGCTCGTTTTTCAATTTTATCGTTTTTAAAAGTTAAATAATAGTTATTTTCCGAATCATCTTCTATTAAAATCCAATTATTTTTTTCTACCATATCTTTGATTGATTTTTGAAATTGTCCTTTTTCAATATTTGTTCTTGCCCTTATGTAATGATATTTGGGACTTGTATATCTTCTTATTTTATTTTCAATATTTATAGTTTGATCAAAATTTACTAGCATATTCTTATCATAAAAATACTTAAATCCTTTGTAATTTACACCAGATTTTAATTGTATCATTCCATGGAAACCAGATCGCCTTAACAAATTTAAAGTAACATCTGGAGTAGCTGAAATTAAAATAATTTTTATATTATATTCTTTCATTCGTTCTTCTGTTAATCCTAATCTCCTTAATTCATTATCAATCGTCATCTCTTCAGAATCAGCAAAATGAGATTCATCAATTACAAAAATATGATCATGTATTGTTTCTTCAATATTGTCCAAAATATATGTTATTCTTTTATGAAAATTGGAACGATGAACTACACAATGATTAATATGTAACCTATTAATATCATTTAATAGATACTCTCCTGTTGCTAAAGTTAAATTTTCTACTAATTGTTCCAACCAATCTTTATCCGACATACCTGTTAATAATGTGATATTACTCATGCGTATTGATTCTTCCCATGGTAATTTTATTATATCATAAATTAATCTATGTGTAACCATTGTTTTTCCTGAACCTGGTTCGGCAACCAAACTTAAAAAGTTTATATTTTTATCTAATATTCCATCAATTAAACCTGCCGAAGCTTCCTCTGATTCACGAAACCACACCTTATCTCCCTTTCGTCTATCATGTTTTTGTAATAATCTATCTCCATCTTCCTGCTCCTCAACATAACCTTCCTCATCTATTTCATTTTTATAAGGATTATAAGGAGGCCATAAAGGTAATTCACTTAGGATTGATTCTTCAGTTACTTCTGAATCCATTGTTTCTTCAATTACATTTGAATCATCTGATATAGTCTGTGTTGCCGTTATTACTACATTAACTTCATTTTCCTTACATGGACACTTTGGGTTCCTTGAACTATGTTTTTCAAAATCTTCCCTTGATTTAAAACCAAATCTCTGCCAATTATCATAATTTCTTTCATCTGAACCTTCTCCAAACTTTCCTCTACAATTCTTACACTTTTGAGCTGGACCCATTATATATTCTTATAAGTTGTTCTCTTTAAGTTCTTTTGAAAGTGATACTACTTTAGTTATACTTTTAAAAGTGAAACACTTTAAACTTCAATTTTTTAAATAAACCTTCGTAAATTATATATATAATACACAATTCATTATATATATATCTACATTATATCTAGGAAACTATTTTTTTTATCTCTTTCGCAATCGCTTGAGACAGTCCACAAGGAACCGCATTTCCTAATTGAACTAACATCTTTGTTTTTCTCCCCTTAAACTTGAAATCGTCTGGAAAACTTTGAAGTCTAGCTAATTCTCTAGGCGTCATTACTCTATTCTTCTCATAATGAACAAAAACACCACCGTGATTCTCTTTTACTGTATTTGATGGCTCATCAGGATTACATCTATAAAATGCCTCTGTATATTTGGGATTTACACTCTTTCCTATAGGAGTATTCTTTATCTTTTCAACAAAATCAGAACTATGAACTGTAAATATATGTTGAAGAGTATCCACATCCTCTTTCTTCTCCTTTAAATCATCTATTGCCTCTCTTACACTTACCCATTTATTCTTACCATCACTCCCTTCTTTATTATGTGTAGCTACTGGAAATGATATCTCCTTTTTTATATCTTTCCTTGTCCCAATAAATATTACTCTCTCTCTCTTTTGAGGAACTCCGTAGTCTGCGGAATTTAATAATTTCATATCTACATTATACCCCATCTCTTGAAATGTATTTTTTATTATATCCGTTACTTTCATTCTAAATATATGAACCTCTTTATCCATTAATTTTATTTTTCTATTTACATCCTTCAAGTCAGTATTATTTGTATTTACTATATCAGCGTATCCTTCAATATCTTCCTCATTTTTTGACGATAATACCTTTTTCTTGGCTATTATATTTATCTTTTCAGCCTCTAATTCATAATATTTATCAGCTATTTCTCTCTCCTTTTTTGATAATTTCGGTTTATCGTGTAATATTGTCAATATACCTTTCACATTCTCCATAACAAATACCTTTGGTTTCAATTTTTTAACAATTTCTATATATTCTTTGAATAATTGACCTCTAGGATCTCGTGAATTACGATGACCTGACATTGAATATGCCACACATGGGGGACCTCCTAGAATAATATCACACTTCTTATCTTTAAAATTATCATATACTTCCTTTTTTATTGAACCTTTGGTTATATCCCCCACAATAACCTTTGTATTATCAAAATTTTCTTTATATGTTTCAGCTATACTACCATCCAATTCATTACACGCTACTATATTAAAACCTTCCTTATGAAATCCATACCCTAATCCACCACACCCAGCAAACAATTCGAAACAATTCATTAGTATATATCTAATTATTTATTTAATATTATTCAATTATCTATTTAAAATTGAAGTTATTATAATTTATAGTATATTAATTATTATATAATATGGACGAGTTTAAATCAGGTTACATTCGAGTTACAATGGATAATATTAGCTATAAAAATGTATGTGATTATTATAATCAAAATAAACCAGATGATTGGAAACCTATTTATAAACTAGATAGGGTGGAAGGAGGATTTTGTATTGATGTGGAAAAAAATTATCATCTAGACGCAAATGATAATATTAAACAAATTAGATGGAATAATAAAAAACTGTTACCTTATTCAGTATATCAAAAATTTAATAAAGAAGAAACATATCTTTTATATACAACATTGTGGAATTTATATCCCCAAAATGAAAATGGTCCACAAGTTTTCTTAGAATAATTTACATTTATTTCTTATAAAGTTCTCTTTTTTTAGTTCCTTTTTTAATGTTCTATATTATCACTATATTTTAGTTTAAAAATACTTTTTTTTACTAATTATGATTGATGAAGATATTATTATTCGACAACTTAATCGTATGCCATATGATATGATTTATACTATTAAACAATTCCTACCTGTCTCATTGCTTAAAAAATTGAGAAAAATACATAAAAGTGAACTTCCTATCAATTATAAACTTATATTTGACCTCAATGACTATTTATATCTCAAATATATTGGATACGATATTGATATCAAAGCCATAGAATTTAGTATAATATTGATCAAAAATCAGTTACAAGAATCTAAACGGAAAATCGTTAATCCATTCTCCTTTGAATATTGGAATAATAATTCTATTTCCAATGAAAATGTTAGACAAGAAATTAATAAAAGAGAGAAACTCATTAAAGAAAATAAACTCTTGTATGATTATTTTTATGATAAATATGTTAATTCTACAATACATTCTCAAAATCTTAACATTATTGAATTAAATTAAAAATTGAATATGTTAAATATATTAAAACATATTCAATATTATAATTAAGATGAGTTCAAAACCTACAGCTATCAGTTTATTTTCAGGAATGGGAGGCGATTCTCTAGGTATCCAGGAAGCTGGATTTGATATTATTGCGTTTAATGAATTTGATAAAGCTGCTGTCAATTCACATCTAGAAAATTTTCCAGATTCTATCCTTATTCAAGACCCTACACAAAAAAAACCCAAGGACAAGATTAATATTCAGGTTATTCCTGATGAAATATTCTCTGAATATAAAGATAAAATTGATGTGATCTTTGCGGGGCATCCTTGTCAAGGATTTTCAAATGGGGGTAAAAAATTACCTGACGACCCACGCAACACTTTATTCCGTGAATTTGCTCGGGTATGTAGATTAGTTAAACCAAAATACATTATTGGGGAAAATGTTGATGGATTACTCAGTAGAAAAACAGCAACTGGAGAAAATTATATTGATGTTATTGTCAAAGAATTTGATGATATCGGTTATAATGTCACTTATCAAGTGTGCCATACTGTTAAATACGGTGTCCCTCAACTTCGTAAACGATTAGTATATGTTGGAATCAGAAAAGATTTAAATCAAACATACACATTCCCTGAACCTTTGAATAATGGTAAAACTAATTTACCCAATCTTCAAAATATTATTCAATTTGATATGAAAGGAGCTATTAAAATTGAACCAGATGACTTTGATATGACATCTATTCCACCCGAATGTATTCTTAAAAATTTAAATAATAATGATAATGAAATCCCACAAGATGTTCATCCCTACTTACGATTAAAAGCCAAAACCCGAAATCAAGAATATGATGGTAAAGTCCATCCTAATATGCTTTCATTCTCAAAGCGTGATTCAGCTATTCATGCTGAAATTATTGATATTAGAAATCCCAGCAAAACAATTATATGTTCATATGATCATCAACCCAGATTATTTGTTCCTCTTCAAAATAAAAATGGTTACTATATTAGATGTATTTTACCAGACGAACTTAAGCAAATTCAAGGATTTCCCGCAGATTTTAAACTTTATGGGTCTACAAAAGATAAAATTAAACAAATTGGTAATGCTGTTCCTCCACCACTCATTACACAAATTGTTAGCAAACTCATTAATTAAAAATTATATAAATTAATGAATTATGAATAAAAAAACTTTTTTATTTAAAGATTACAAAATTAATTTCCCACTCCTAATCCCAATAAGGCTTCAATAGCCACTTCTTCGTCATTTTTGGTATCGGGTTCTTCCTCTACTTCTTCACTCACTCTCAAAAATCTACTTATATTCCCTTTGAATGTTGGTCTGGGATATACCTCCATAATACCCGCTAACTGCTTCTTCGCCGCTCCTCGCGCATACTTATCCTTCAGTGCCGTAATTTCTTGAATATACTCATCCAACCACGGAGAATCTTTGATAAATTCCTCTCCATTGATGTAAAGAAGCTTTGCGGGTATATTATTCTCTGGCTTTCTCTTATATTCCTTCCCTGTAAAGAATATAATATACCAAATATCCTTATTGGGGCAAGTATCATTGAAATAAACCACTGGATTGTCCGTCTTTTTTATCTCAATATTCAATCCAATTCCTCCAACATTTCTGAAATCTTTCGATTGTTGGCTACCCGCTTCCTCAAAGCTCAACTCCATACCAGTCAAAATCACTCGAATCTTCTCAATTACAACTCTCTCACTTACCTGTGTATTTCCTTTTTCAGTCTTGGTGGACTTGATAAACTCTTCACCAACTTGCTCATCGAGCTCCTTGGTAATCCGGTTAAATAAAGCTTGGTGTTCAAAATTCATTTTTACAACTTGATCTTAAATATGAATCTACTTAGTCGCCAAAAAACACTTCAATTTTATTTATTTTTCATTTTTTTAGTACATTTCTCTCTCCAAATCAACACAGGATTTATCGATTGTATCAACAATCTCAACTGTTATATTCTCTGGCACTTTATTCATATCTAAATATCCAACTACATCTCTCAAAATATGTAGTTTTAATTTAAAATCCATATTATCAACTATACATTTCCCAGTCCATCTCTCTAACGGAAGTATCTCATTCAATGAACTCACTCTTCCTTTCACACCTTGATACTTACCTTCTCTCTTTCCTGGTCTACCTGATGGACATTTCATCCTCCATTCACATGATAAAGCATTTATATGGTCTGGAAATCCCGATAACATAGCACATATTTCCCAAGCACCGCCTTTTCCATGAGTAGCTCTCGCACCTCCCTTAATCTCCTCATTATGTTGTCTTAATCTTCTCATTGGATTATTTGTTGACCCATTATAAGTATTATTTTTAAATTGCTCTAATTTATTTCGTAAAATATAACAATACCACATTATTCTTATATTTTATAATATTATCTCTCCTTTAACTTTAAATCCCAAATAATTGAGCAAATAAAGATTTTCTACTTTTCTTTGATTTATGTTGTCTGTGACCTCTTCTGTTATAATCTTTATCTCCTTTATGTGTTACAAAATCTTTTCTTCCTTTTCTAGTCTTGGAAGCACTTCCCTTTCTAAAATGCTTCTTTGACTTCTTTCCTCTTCTTCTCTTTCCGCCAACCATTTCATCACCCTTAGGATTATATGTGGACTTTGTTTGTCTAGGTCTAGAAACAGAGTTATAAACAGGGTTAGAAACAGGACTTACAACAGTAGGAGGAGAATGACTTCTTCCCTTTTCCATTGATGAAAGAGCCTCCTCATAAGCTAAACCCATTTCCTCATCACCATCACCACCTCTGCGTGAACGACCCTTTCCTCTTGAACGCGAACGATTAACTCTTTTGGTATATCCCATTTTATATATTATCTAAATAATAAAATTTTTCTTCGTGTCATTATCCAAATAAACATTTTTGCTTATAGCTCTTATAATTTTACATGTCTCCTTATCATCTTCTTCTATAGATGTCATTGAATTAAATACCAATTTCGTAAGTTTTGTTTGTAAATCATCGTCTTTATCCCATCCAGTATTTACATCTTGCCACTTATTTATCATAGTTCGTTGTTTTAAAGCTATTCCTTTTATTCCTTGTAGTATTTTATTCAATTCATCGTCCTTTTCCCAAATATCTGCTTCCTTTACATATAGTGTTTTTCGTTTTGTATCAGTACAATGTATTGGTCTTTCCAATATATCTAGTTCATTTAACCCATTCACCATCATATTTGTTATTGTATTTGTTAATCCATTATGTATTGTTTCGTCATATGTCTTATTTGTTATGGGAAGCGATTGAATAAAATCTGTCAAATTCATAGCATTTTTACAATGCTCATTTAAAAACATATTTATGTTAAAAGTATTTGTATTATGACTATTGGTATTGTTATTGGTATTGTTATTGGTAGTGTTTCCTAATTGTGGCATAATTTCCAACATTTTCTCCATAACATCACTGTTTTTTAATAACATTTTTACCAATAATTCTTTGTCTATATCAGAACAAGTATTTAAATTATTACTATTGTGTTGAATAATATCTTCATTTACAAAGCATTTCTTTTGATGATTAAAAAGTGATGCTCTATGACTATAAAACTTACCACATTCGCATTGATGGATTTGTTGTTGTATTTTTGTTGTATTTGTTGTATTATGTTTTATGGAGCGCAAATGTTTATTAAAATCACCTTTCTTATAGCAACTATAGTCACATTTTTCACAAATAAATTTTGGGGGAATTTTTGGAGAATAAATGGTTGTATTTTTCATATATATATACAACCGGAAATTCTCCTAAATAGTTTACGAAAAATATATAAAAATTTACAATAACAAATTATTTTTTTTCATTTTTCATTTCTTACCTTTATGCTCTCAAGCACTTTTTCACCAACTTTTCCAATCCTATTTCCAATATTTGAAAATGGACATACTTTTTCGATGTCCATTTTCGATTTTCCAATTTAGGTCTGTGAAAAAAAGTACATATCAAAATACCTACAAGTATCATTGACAGTTCACTTTTTTCAGTGGACTTTATTTATCTACATTATGTAGTAAATCATATTATATCGGAACTAATATGAACTAAATGGTTGCTATTTGTTGCCATTTGATGCTTGCGTGTCATTAATGTCTGTCATATTGACTTTTCCTACTACATTTAAAGTCACATATTTCACAAAAATATTTTTCGGAACTTTTTGGAACTAAATTTGTTGCCATTTGGTTGATATAATAGCAACACAAAAAGTTCCTATATTAGTTCCTTTTTTTTAGTTCCTTTTTACCATTTTAAAAAAAAATTGAAATGTTTT